CCAGATGGTTGAGATCGTCCACCCTTTTGAACAGGCAGGAAACGAACGGGGGCCGCCTGGAATGGGCCACGCCGGAAATGAAATCCTTGTCGTCGTCCAGCAGGTCATCCAGCAGGGACGGCTGGAAGATCATGTCCGCGTCAAGCCACAGCACGTGGGTGTAAAGCTGGTTGATAGCCTTGCAGGCGATCTTGTCCCGCGCCACGTGCACCAGGGTGCCGTTGTTGATGAACACGTCAAAGTCCACCTTGTCCCGGGTCAGCTTGTTCACCAGCGCGGTCAGACACTTCACGAACTCGGCGTGCATGTAGTCATAAGACGGAATGCCGATCAGCAGTTTCACGGTTATTTCTCCTTTTTCTTGGTGCCGGTTTTCACGGCGTTGGGCGTCGCCGGCGCAGGCACCGCGCTTCCCGTGGTAATCAAAAACCGGCCCTCAGCCAGGGAGACCTCCACGATCTCCCCGGCCTTATGCCGGATTCTTGAATCCCGTGTGAGCTTAACCTTCATCAGGTGGTCGCGGCGGCGGGCTTCTTGATGTTCACAAAGCGCCCAAGCTTCGTGATGCCGTGTGCGGCATACTGGCGGCCCAGCACTTCGACGATATCTTCCTTCTTACGGGTCAGATCGTCGTACTTGATCACCATGCCGTCACCGGCGGGATAGTTCACCCGGATGCCGCTCAGATCGCCCACGATGGCATAGATGTCCGTGCCGCCGGTGGCGGTGGAATACGCGGGCAGGTGGCTGTCGTAAATTTTGGTCAGACCCGCGAAGGGATCAACGGCGAAATTCCCGGCGGCATACGCGCTCAAGAACTCAACCTCGGTCAGCCGGTTCATGATCACCACCAGGTCCCGGGCGTCTTCGCTCAGGTTCGCGGTGGCGGTGGGGATGGTCACAACGCCGGGTTCCATGGTCACCACGGGCACGCCGATGGCGGTGCTGCCGTTGCTGGAGCTGGCGGTGGTGATGTCGTCCAGGATCAGATCGGACAACTTCTTGGCCACGCGATAGGTAAGCTCATCGTAGATATAGCGCAGGAACTCCTCGCCTTTCATGTCCACCACTTCGTCGCTGAAGGACACCCACTTCTTGATCGTCATGGGGGTCAGGGTCACCAGACCGAAGGTCAGCGCTTCCTCGGTGGGGGCGGTGGTGCCTTCAGCATGCTCATACGCGCCGTCCGCGCTCAGCTCGAAGGGGATCTTCAGGTTGCCCCTGATGTAGCTGCGGGTCACGCGGGCCAGGATGTCGTTCTTTTCCCACGCGGTCTGGATCATTTCCTCCAGGAACACGGGCACCGGCAGGGTGCCGTTGGCGGGGGCGTTCACGGTCAGCAGGGACCGGCATTCCTCGGCGTTGCCGGTTTTGATGAATTCGGCATAGGCGTCGATGTAGCGCTTGCTGTTGCGGATTTCATCCACGGTCTTATTGCCGGTTTCCTTGCGGGTCTCCACGGTGGTGCCCATGCCGTCGGCCACGGCCCGACGCAGCTCCTCGGCCTTCTGGGCGTTGGCCTTGATCTTGGCCTTTTCAGCGGTCAGGGAACGCACTTCTTCCTGGAGCGCGTCCAGATCGGCTTCAGGCTTGTCCAGCTCGGCCTTGATTTCGGCCATGCGCTTTTCGATTTCTTCAATGGTTTTCATTCGGGGATTCCTCCATTTCCATCATGATTTTGATTCTTTGGGCTTTTTTCCGGCGGGCCTCAATGGCCAGGCGCTCCTCCTCAATCTCGTGGATGACTCCCTCCCCGAATTTGCGCGCGGATATTTCAGTCGCATCGTTGGCAGGCAGCGATACGGCGGAAACGTCATACAGTTTTTTGATCCCGGTGATCTTGCGGTGCACAATGGTTTTGCCGTCCACGATCTCCTCGGTCCGCTCCTGCTTCCCGACAGTAAAACCGAAGCTCATCTTGTCCGTGTACCCGCCCCGGATCTCCTCGTACAGCTGGCGGCCCAGCTCGGTACCGCCCAGGTCAGCGCGGATGTGCAGGCCGTGGGTATCGGCTTCCAGCGTCAGCGTTCCGTTGCTTTTCCGGGCGAATACGCGGCCCTCGTGGTCATATTGCATGATCACGTCCGCCATGTCCGCATGATCGAAAGCGTGGGCGTCGATGCTTTCCCGAACCTCATATACAGCATCGCCCCACAGGGTGTATTCCTGGTCAAACGTGGTGGCGTAGCCTTCCACCACTTTTTCGCCTTCCTGACTTTCCCTGATCTCCAGGTTTTGCACATAAATGCTCCGGTATTCCCGGTCAGTTTTCATCGGCATGGCAATCCCTCCATTCCTTGCGTTCATAGGCTTTGAAAAGCGACTGCCGGGTGTATTCCCGATCAGCCGCGAAATGCGTGATTTTTGATTCTAACGGTTTTGCCGTCCATTCGCTGGCGTTCCAGATGGCGGGCAGGTCGATGATCCTGCCTTTGCAAACATCGTTTATGGCATCCTGATCCTTAAAATCCATGGGCACGCTGTTGATGCGCTGAATGAGCCTTTCGCATAAATCGCCGCGGAGCGCGTCCAGATCCATCAGCAGCACGCCCGCGTTGTAGTAAACGCGGCCCGGCCTGCTCCATTCCGGCTCCCGAACGGCACCCACAGGGCACCCGCCCAGGTCGGTGTCGAACAGTGCGCCGATGTCCTCCGTCACGATGGTGTCCACGTCCAGCCAAAGCGCCCGCTTTTCCTCCGGCAGCAGCTCGGGCAGCGCCAGCCGCATCAGCGTCATATACGTCCACCGGCTCTGATAGTTTGGCCCGTCAGGCGGGAAGAACTTCTGCCCGCTCACGTTCAAGGTTTCGATCACGCCGGGCAATGGCTCCGGGAAGGTGTCGTCTTCGATCAGGAAGATCACCCGATCCATCCGGGTATGCCATAAGAGCGACCTGGCAGCCACGGTCATGTTGTGGTAAATGTTCCGCGTTCCCGCGTATACGGCCACGCGCCTCATCCTGGATCACCATCCGGCACCGTTTCATCATTCACGTTGTAATACTCGCCCCTGGCCGGGATCTGACTGCCCCAGGGCTCCGGCAGCGGGGCAAGGTTCAGGATGTCGCGCAGCTCATTGCGGGTCATCAGGCCGCGGTCCGCCATTTGCGAAATGGCGTTCATCTTGTCAGAGTTGCTCATATACTGCATCCTGTTGGATGTAAAAAAAACGCGATTGCCAAATTGGCGTTCGCGCTCGGAAAACAGCATTTTTGTGATGACCTCGCTGGCCTGGATGGCAAACCATTCGATACATCCTTCATAAAATGCCAGCCAGTTATCACCAAATGTTTTATTCTGGATCACGTCCTCATTCACGCCGAAATAATCAAACACGTTTTCCTTGATCAGCTTCATCTGATCGGCGTCTACCTTGTACGCCTCCTGTTTCAGCTGCTGAATATTCCGGTACGTGTTAGGGAATAGCAGCATGCCGCCGCCTTTTTTCTTGCGGAATGCGTACTCGTCAAAACGGCTGGCTTCCTTGGTCAAATCCTCGTCTGTGCTCCAGTTGTCGGTCTGGGCGCTGAATCGGTAGGTTGCGCCGTTTTTGATGCCCTCTTCGATGCCCTGGCGCTGCATTTCGATCAGATCAAGCGTTGGCTTGAGCGCGTCGTTATCCTCGCCAAATAGCTCGCTGCCATACTGGAATCTGGTCATAATCCCGGCGCGCCAAAGCTCTACAGATCCATTTTTCCGTTTATCAAAGTAAAAACGAATAAAAGGATTATTCTGATATTCCACCAGCTCCCATTTACGGGGAACGACAGAAATGATTCCGTTTGTTTCCCCGTATTCTCCCAGCACCGGAACAGTAAAGGCCGTATTCCTGGCATACAGGATCACGGCCAGCCGGTAAAGAAATTGCGGCCAGGTCTGGAATTCGTTTGGCATGATTTTCAGCCGATTGCGCAGATTTTCCTTGGCGCTGCCCTGGATCGTCGGGGACAACTTCGCCGCGTGCCGGCCGATGGCATCCAGCGCGGCCCGGATCAAATCGCTTTCATAGATGCTCCCTTCCCAGGTATGAAACGCGGGGGAATATCCATCCAGCAGTTCAAAGGTCAGCCTGGCGTTCTTCGCCGGGCTTTCCCGTTTTCCGAATACCTTTTCAAAAACTCCCATTTTTTCACCCCGCGTTCATCAATCGTTTGCCCATTTCGTTCCAGTGATTTTGCCGCATGCAAAGCGCGTCCAGGATGGCGGCTGTGCCGTCCACGTGGGCGTATTTGCTGATCTTGGCCAGTTTCTTTCTCGGGTGGGCGCTTGTATTGCTTTCGATCTGCTGGGCGCTGTCCAGCAAATGGATTTTGAGAAGGCTGTTATCATCGGCCACCTTGATTTTTCCTTCCCGCAGCATGCCCTCCAGGTTATCCTCGATCCCGGTCAGGTTATAGCCCTGGAAAACGCTTTCCATGTGGAAATTCTTTTCCTCCATTTCCTGCACAAGGTATTGCGCGGAATACCGGTCGTAGCCGATCTGCAGCGGAAAGATTTTGTAATCCCTCACCAGGCTCATAAACCAATCCCGCACGTCCCGATAGTCGATCAACTCTGTCCCGCTCAAGGACAGGTGCCCGCGCTCGATCATGGCCTGGTATGGGATTTGGTCCCGCCTGGTGGCCTCTTCCAGGCGTTCACCCGGCAGCCAGAAATGGGAAAAAATCCAGATAACTCCATCCCGCTCGATCAGCACGCAAGCGCTGGTCAAGTCGGTGGTTTGGGAAAGGTCGATCCCGCCCAGGGCATAGGTGTTTCGGAAATCCTCCAAACGCAGGTTATTGCCGAACGCTTTTTCGATGATCTGCGAATCAAACCACGCCTGGCTGCT